ACAATCGAGCAAAGATTATTCAATGATTGACCACGTTTTGGTGACAAGCGGAATACAGAAAAATATTGCTGACGTCACCTTTTATCTTAAATATCATGAATCTTGCGAGACATATAATTCTGACCATTATCCAGTTATTGTTGATTTATACTTTTAAATTATATTTCATCTATTTTTCAAAAATAAAAACCTCTTTATTTTTAATTATATTATTAAAATCATCTTGTTTTAATTGTGTAATGTATTCTTTATTTATATTTATTTCATATACGTTACTATTCATATAATTATTTCCCAAATTTAAAATTATAAATCGCAACTTGTTAGAAGTGAGATTACTACTTAAATAATTATAATATTTAGTTTCATCATTAAATATATGACAATTTGGTAATGATTTTAAAATAGGAATGTCTGGTAAAACATCAGTTACATTTGGTTTAACGTGCAACGTTTCAAACGCTTCAGATATTGCTCCATATAAATTATTAATGAATATGAATACGGTAATTGGTAAATGTGTATTGTTTAATAAATATAACAAGTTTGACGAAGACCATAATAATCCACCGTCGCCAACAAAACACCACACAGGTTTCTTGGTTGCATAATAAATACCTAATGCGTTTGCTATACCAGTACCGATTGAAGCCCATCGAACACTTGATTCAAAAGTTCCTGGTGTTGTTATATCCATATATTTGCCCATAGCATACCAATTGTTACCAACATCACACGCAATATGTATTTTTAATTCATTTTCTTTATAAACTTTTGAAGTAACGTAAATGAATTTTTCCAAATTACCTTTTGCCTCTAAATCACATAGTAATATTTGATTCGATTTAATTAACCGTTCGCACCATGTTTTATTTGAACTTATATGTAATTTATCAAGTATTTCATCATAATTATTTATTAAAAATGAATTATGTGAAGTGCTTTTCAAATTATATTCATTGTGAGATAATGAAAATATATTTTTATTTTTTTCAAAAATAATACCAAATTTATATTTATAAATAGTTGATGTCTCGTAAAAAATATCACCAATCAGTAATAAATTTTTGCAATTATATAAAGCGTAATTTGCCGAATGATTTCCGAGCCCGCCTATTCTTCCACAATAAATGGTATCTTTTATAATTAATCTTCCACCCCACGTTGTTACATATGGTAAATTATTTTTTTGTATAAAATTTATAACGGCATCGTAACTATTTAGTTTTAATTTACCCAAAACTACTAAAAAATCTGTATTATTCAGGTGCTCTAAAGCTTTTATAATTTTATTAGAATGCATATTCATATTTAAATTATATTTTTGAATAATTTTGTTTATAGTTGTGATATTTACCTTTTTATAACTATTATTGCTACTAACAAGTTTAACATTTATTAATATTATTGATAATGTCATCTGATTTTTTGAAATTGTATGTGCTTCAACTATTTTATAAATATCGTTGTAGTTATTTATAACAAATACATTTTTGGTAATTTTTTTCGATACACCTATTATATCAAAAGATTGAAAATCAAAAAAATCTACATCATTATCAAATACAGAAATTGCCATTAATGGATTGGATTCATTTACCGCATTATATAACGAAGACATTGCTGTTACAAACCCAGGTCCAGGTGATAAAAATACAATACCTACGTCGTCTGTATATTTGCCATATATTTGTGCAACAAAACCATTTTGTATTTCAATATTAACATCAATCCATTTCAATTCTGATGGTATTTTTTTTGTTATAATACTTAATATTCCTCCTGGTAAACCAAATATATATGTTGTTCTTAATTTTATCAATAAATCCCAAAAATTTTGAGTAAATGTATTATATATTGATATTTTTTTAGTTTTATTCATTTTTTTATATTTTTTTGTATTTATTTTTGTTTTATTATCCATATTATTATCCATAATATTATATATATATAATATATAATAATAATATTATTCATATTATTCATATTATTGATATTATTCATATTATTGATATTATTCATATTATTTTAAATTTTTGCTTAACTAGTTTATTATATTCTTCGCGTGTTATTACAACATATTCTTTATCATCGATATCTATATTTGTAATTTGAGAACCTGGTCTAATTTTCTTATATAAATAGTATAACCCATTCCCTGAAGTGTGTATAACCCAACTACTACATTTTACAATTACGTGTAAAGAAATACTCGTGATTAAATCGATTAAATATAAAAATGCCATAATTTATATTTAATTATTATTATTTATTTTCTTCTTTTCATAGATTTCTTTTTATTTGATTTCCTTTTATAGGTTTTCTTATTCTTTGATTTTTTGTTTTTTCTTTTAATACCCTCGCCATAGTCACGTCCTCTTTTGCCCATATATTCGCTTATATCTATTAAATCCTCGTTATGAATACGTCCGACACCCATATGAGGTCCTGCTTCATTAAACGCAGGAATCACCTGTTCTGCTTCCCACGTTTCCAAAATATTAACAACATCATTGTGACCATATTTTCTAGCAATGTTTATAGTATGATTATTAAAATTAACACCTTGAGACAACAAAAAGTTTATCATATTTACGCTTCCCTTTCGTGCTGCTACATTAATATACGATTCTACAAGTGGATTTGGATTTTTTAAAGTGGCACCGCGCTTAACAAGTTCTTCGGCTACATCTGCTCGGTCGTATAAAACTGCCAACATAAGAGGTGTATTTCCTAACTTTTCTTGATTTATATAGTTAACATCAAAACCTTTGGTATCCATTAGTTCTATAAGATTGACTAAATCCTCGTCATTAGGCATTTTTTTATAAAATTTTTCATATGTTAATTTTTTTTGAAAAGATGTCATATATAATAATACTATTTTTAATTAAAAAAAATTTAAAAAGAAAATCTAAATGTAATCACAAATTACCGGAATATATGTATTTCCGTTTTTTTCAATTTTAAATGGCTTGCCACACCCAAATATTTTATTGTTTTTAACATAATAATCGCACAAATCTTTCGGAGAATGTGGGTCAATTTGTTTTCCATTTGAACGCAAAATTCCGTGCCTGAAAATCTGACAATTAAGTTGTTCTATTTCTATATATTGCTCACAATGAGGACATTTGATTATTATATTTATTATTTTATTAACATCTTCTGACATTTTTATTTTATTTTATATAAATATTTTTATATCATTTTATATTATGGATATACCATTAATAAGCTATATTAGTTCTATTTTATCAAGATTATCTTATATGAATAATACTAATTTTTTACACTATTATGATGAAATATTTAAAGTATCCGAATTAAAGGGCCAATTATATAAAATAAAAGAAGTACGCGACGAAGATATTTTTGAACCTATAATAAATAATATTGATATAATCAACAAAAAAATAAACAACATTACAAAAAAACATTTGATACATAAAATTGACGATTCATCGAATGTAAAATATATATCGATTTCAACATCCAATTATTCAAGCGTGTATATAGTTGCAGATAAATTAATGAACACTATTTTTATAGCCTTTAGAGGCACATATTCTCTTAAAAGCGCTCTTGCGTATTTTAAATTAACATCTCTTGAACCGTATAAAATATGTAAAAATAATCCTGGTGGTCTTTTATTAGGTATATTCAAAATTGTTGGTGAGATTTTTTATACAATTAAAGAATCAATACATTTTCTCTCTTCAACGTTTTTAAAAACCCAAAATTATAAATTAATTAGCACGGGTCATTCACTTGGAGGTGGTTGTAGCCAGATATTTTCATATTTTTTAGTTAAACAAAATCCTAAAATTAAAATCACTTGCGTCACTTTTGGCGGACCACGTGTTATGAATAAATTTCTAGTCGACAAATTTAATAATTACATAGAGAAAAACATAATAATGTTTAAAAGATATGTTACAAATGGTGACCCAATTTCACTTTTACCATTAACAACAAAGAGAGGAAACGTTTCTTATTATCATCCTGATGAGGAAAATGAGAAAATGATTAATACAGCTATTGTTTGTAAAAATATTAAAAAAACGCAAAAAGTTTTATGTAATTTACGTAACAAAACTAAAAAAAATAAACCCGATTTGAAATTTCACGGTATGTATTTGGGTATTTCATATGATGGCGCTGGTGAAGGAATCGCAAAAACAACAAAGGAAATTATTCGATATCACGGTAATACCGTTGGTAGAATTATTTTTGGAGGGAATAATGAAAAAAGTCGCGCGGTATTTTTCCTTTTGGATGATTTAAAAACTAAAACCAAATCAAATAGTATCGTATATGAAGTTATTAAAAAACTTAAAAAAACATTTACAACAGACTATAAACATCAAGATATTTATATGAATACAAAAATTTTTAATCATTTATTAAAAAAAAGTGTTGTATTGGATGATGATAATATGAATCCTACATTATTTACTGAGTTAATAGAAATAGAACAAGACAAAGCTAAATCTGAATTGTATTGCGTATAATATTTTATAAAATATATTTTTCGATTTCTTGAATCCATTTGTCAACTTGTGTCTTATTTTCATAAATATCAATATTTCCGTCTAAAATTAATTGCTCATTACAAACACAGGTTGATGTGCTTTTGTCTAACATATTGTCGTGATATAAACTACAAGCTGTTAAATACTCAAGTGGAATATTTTCTTCGCCTTCTCTGGAACGACGTGCTATTCGCTCGTAGCATTTTTCTGGCGACGCCTTAACATAAACCACTTTATGTACTGGGAACTCACCTGAAAACGTGTCAAACCAATTCAAATAAATTTGGTAATTCACGTCTTCGATTTTTCCGCTGTCGTACAACATTTTCGCAAAAACCATCTTGTCTGTATACAAGCTGCGCTCGGTAATTATTATAAAGTGTCCATTTTGTTGGTTTTTATTATTGTCTCGTTTTTCCTTTAATGTGTCTCGAAGTACTTTTATTCTAGACACATACGCCATCATTTGAAATGAAAATGAATATTTTTCTTGGTTTGCATAAAATTTTTCTAAAATTGTGGTTCCATTTATATCTTTTATTTTTGCCCATTCGTCAACCGGTTCCTTCAAAAATATAACATTATCATTGTTTTTGTAATGTTCGCGCAAATTCGCCAACAATGTGGATTTTCCTGAGCCAATATTCCCCTCAATTGAAATAAAAGTATAAGTACCTTCTGCCATTTTAGATTATGATATATACAATTAATTTATTTATATTATTTTATTTCAATTTTAAAAAAAATTGAATTAGAAATTAAATTTAAAGAAAAGAACATAAATAATACACACAACACCCCAAAAATGGACCTTAAACAAAGAAAGTTAAATAAATCGGAATGGGACTCTATTGAGGTACCCGTTTCCAAATCAGAGATAGATATATTGAATTTAATAGTAGCCGGTTTTCACGATGTAAATATACGCGTCAATAACAATAAGTCGCTATTTATGTATTTGAAAATCGACTACAGTGAAAAAATCGAAGAATACGTTTACAACAAATATTTTCGCGAAAGAGTCAAGGAAATCGAGGATGAGATTGTAAAAATAAATCCAAAATACAAAAAAATTAACGTGGATGGCATTGTCAGATTAAATTCTGCGGATAAAATCAGAATGGAGCGAAATGATGAAGAAGCTATAAAGAATTCAGATGTTTATGAGAATACATTGCTAACACATATTAGCAAATTGTTAGAAGCAAGAACAGAACAAAACAAAAAAATGTACACATTTAACTATTATACATTATACAAATTAATTAGAAACAACATCCATAGATTGAACAAGTTTATTGATACTTTAACAAGAAGCGTATTAGATATTTTATCGGATGAAATCGAAATTTCAAACTTGATTGAAAATGGTGTTGATTTAATCGAGAAAAATACGAACCTATTGAAGTACGGTGATTTACTTTTATATGAGCATCAAAAAGAAATTTTCACGGTGTTTCAAAATCCCGGTCCAAAACTGATATTATATATGGCTCCTACTGGTACAGGAAAAACGCTAACGCCGCTCGCTTTATCCGAACATAAAAGAGTCATATTTGTGTGCGCGGCGCGACACGTTGGATTACAATTGGCGCGGTCGGCTATTTCGATAAATAAAAAGGTGGCGTTTGCGTTTGGTTGTGCGAGTTCTGCTGATATTCGATTGCACTATTTTGCCGCGAAAGAATACACTATCAATAAACGCAGTTGTGGAATCGGGAAGGTCGACAATAGTGTTGGTGACAATGTAGAAATTATTATTTGCGATATTAAATCATATTTGCCGGCTATGTATTATATGCTTGCTTTTAATTCTGGTCCACACGAGTTGGTTACTTATTGGGATGAACCGACAATAACGATGGACTATTCAAATCACGAATTCCACGAAACCATTAAACAAAACTGGTCAGAAAATTTGAT